GTAATGGAATTATTTATTGAACAAAACTTAAAAAAATTTATATGAAAAAAGAAATAGCAGAATCCTACGAGAAAATATTTAAACTAGAAAGTTTGATATTAGAACAAGCTGCTCAAGGACAAATAACATGCGGACTTGAAATGCAAATGAGAATAGAAACAAGCAATTATTTACGTTTAACCCATTCAATTTTAAAATATGATGTACGACTTAGACCCTGAAGATTACACCAGCGGAAGCTATAACCAATGCTGGCTAACTGAACATTGGTATCCAAATGAGTTATTAGTATTAGATATTAATTACCCTGAGCATCGTTACATATTTAAAGATGAAGCTATTCGATACGTTGAGCTTATATCTAAAGAGAATGATTTTACAGATGAGGAAAAACTAAACTACTTACTTGACATTTTAGAACAAAAAATATAAACCAATAAACCCAAATAAATCATGAGTAAAATTATCGCAGCATCAATCGACTTAACTAAACTAGATAAGTCAAGAATTAAACCAGGTAAAAATGGAGCTGAGTATTATGATATCAGTATCATTTTGAACGACCAACCTAACCAGTATGGACAAGACACCTCCATAACTACAGGACAAACCAAAGAAGAACGAGCTGCCAAAGTAAAAGCAAGCTACATCGGTAACGGAAAAACCGTATACGATTCAAACAACACACCATTCTAAAACCCCAAAAAGAAATCATGAAAACCCCAAACCTCAATTCAAAGTTATTACAATTTCAATCTAAAGTAAATGCTATTAAGAAGGATGGTAAAAATCCACACTTTAAAAGCTCATATACTACTTTAAACGACATCTTAGCAGAAGTTAAGCCATTGCTATCAGAACTTGGTTTAATCATTCTACAGCCAATTAATCATGATCTAGTTACAACTGTTATTACTTGTGCCGAAACAGGAGAATCAGTTAGTAGTTCGATAAGTATGCCTAGCGGTTTAAACCCTCAACAACTTGGTTCTGCTGTTACTTACTTTCGTAGATATAACATTAGTTCGTTATTAGCTTTAGAATCAACTGATGATGATGGGAACGATGCAAGTGTAAAACCTAAGCAAGAAAGTAAACCAATGCTAACTCCCGAAACTTTAAAGAAAATGATTACTGCCATACAGGAAGGTAAGTCCGATAAAGTTAAAGAAGCAATGGAGAACTATACTATTAGCGGTCCACAATCAAACGTTCTTAAACTAGCTTTAATAAATGTTTAACGATTTAAAATTCAGAGCATCGGCTATTGGTCAAATCATGACTAATGGCAGAGCCAAAAACGAGATGGGTGAGACCTGTAAATCGTATTTAAAAAATCTATTCATTGAAAAAACTTATGGTATAAGAAAGGAATTTACTAATAAATATGTTGAGAAGGGATTAGAAGTTGAGGACATTGCAATTAGTACCTATTCAGTTTTTAAAGGTGGTTTTTACACAAAGAACGAACAATGGTATTCAAATGAGTTTTTAAGTGGTACTCCCGACATCGTATCGGACAATGTAATTGATATAAAAAGTAGCTGGGACATTTATACGTTTCCACATTTTGAAACCGAGATACCGACTAAAGGTTATTTTTACCAGTTGCAAGCTTATATGGAATTAACAGGATTAGAAGATGCTTGTTTAGCTTATGTATTAATTGACACCCCTACCCAACTTGTTGAGGATGAAAAAAGAAGGTTAAGTTGGAAGATGGGAATGATTGATAGTGAAAACCCTGAGTACTTATTAGCTGTAGAAGAAATTGAACGCAACCACAGTTACAGTCATATTCCGATAGCCAAACGTATAAAGGAATTTCACATCAAAAAAGATAACCAGGTTATTGAATCCATGTATGCGAGAATAAAAGAATGTAGAACTTATCTAAATAGTTTATAAATGAAAATTAAACTTAAACAATGTAAGCAATGTGGCGAAATGTATAAACCATTCAATACCTTGCAAGTTGTTTGTTCGGCTATCTGCTCAATGGAATTTAACTCAGAAAAGGAAGTGAATAAGAGAGTTAAGCAAATGAAAGTAGATAGCCAAAGTTTAATCCAGTTGCGAAATTTAGCAAGAGTAAGTTTTCAAATATATATTAGACAAAGAGACAAAGACCTACCTTGTATTAGTTGTAATAAGTCCGATGCTAAATGGGATGCTGGTCATTATTTAAAAGCTGAAATTTATACTAAACTAATATTTAACGAAGATAATGTTCACAAACAATGTTCTTATTGCAACCTACAATTAGCAGGTAATCTTATCGAATATCGCAAAGGATTAGTAAAGAGAATAGGAATAAATAGAGTTGAGGATTTGGAAGATATGGCTGATTTGTCACGATCTTATAAATTTACAAAGGAGGAATTAATTACCTTAGCAAAAAATTATAAACTAAAAATAAAAAAATAATGAAAAATTCTTTTGTAAGTAATTTAATTAAATCTTATCTAACTAAGTTCCCAAAGCTTCCATCTTTAACTTTGGCTAAAAAAATCTATGCAGAAAATACCAAACAGTTTGCAGATATTGATGTTGTTAGAAGTTCGATAAGATATTATCGTGGTAAAAAAGGCGAAAAACCTAAATCACAATTAGGTACTAAAGAGTTCTTAGATCAAGAAATTGAGTTTGTAATGCCTGAATCCTATGCAGAAACTTTTGAACCATACGAGATTAGTCAGTCAAGAACCTTAATCATATCGGATTTACATATACCTTACCAGGATAACGATTCAATTCAGAAAGCAATAAATTATGGTAAAGAGAAAAAAGTAAATTGTATTTTAATCAATGGTGATGTTTTAGACTTTGCTGGTATATCGAGACATGAGAAGGACTGGAGACAAAGACAAGTTCATCAAGAGTTTGAAGCTGCACGTATATTTTTGAGTTCGCTACGTGAACACTTCCCAAAAGCTAAAATAGTTTTTAAGTTAGGCAATCACGATGAACGCTGGGAGAAATGGTTATTTTTAAAAGCACCCGAAATATTTGATGATCCTGAGTTTAAATTAGAAAATAGATTAAAATTAGGCGAATTAAAGATTGAAATAGTAAAAGAAAAAAGACCTATTCGTATTGGTAAATTAACTGTATTACATGGACATGAATTATTTGGTGGAAGCGGTGGAGTTAATCCAGCTCGAGGTACGTTTTTAAAAACTTTAGAGAATGTAGTTGTTGGTCACTACCATAAAACAAGTTCTAATACTGAAGCTTCTATGTATGGGGATGTATTCAGCGTTCACTCCGTTGGTTGTTTGTGCGGTAAAACTCCTTACTATATGCCCATCAATAAATGGAATACTGGCTTCGCCTATTGCGAATTAGAAATTAAAACAGGCAATTATACTTTTTACAATTTAAAAATTATTAACGGAAAAATATATTAAAACCTAATTTTAACACATCATTAAAACCTAATTTAAACACTAACTTATGACAGGATTAAGACACGCACTCAAAGAATACTTTATGGTTCATCAGATAGCTGGAAGTAACCCGATATTAGCATTCGATAACTTAAAACAACAATACGTTGTATTTTGGTACTTCAAAAAAAATACTATAATTAATCTTGGATATGAAATAATATTATAGTATATTTGCAATAGTTATGGTTTGTGCGAACCTTTTAATAACTACTTATTTAGCCTATTGCTGGCGGAGCGCACACTCCAAAAGCATTAGGCTTTTTTAATTTAATTATGGCTAAACTAGGTTATACATGGTACCCAAAGGATTGGGGCAATTCAGATAGTGTTTTCGAATTATCTTTAAGTGAACGTGGATTGTATAGAGAATTTATTGATTTTGCAATGTTAAATGATAATAAAACTGAAATAAAAAAAGATGTTTGGCTTCGTAAATTTTCAGTTTCGATAAATGAATTAAATTTGATTTTAGATAAATTATTGCTGTTAAATCTTATTGAAATTAAAGAAAATATATTATTTATTCCAAGTTGCGAAAGTCGTTTAAACTTAGTACGTGGAGGTAGTATTGGAGGTAAAAAAAGTAAGCCTATACCGAAGCCTATAGTGAAGCCTATACCGAAGCCTATAGCGAAGCAAATAGAAATAGAAAGTAAAATAGAAAGAGAAATAGAAACTAAAATAGAAAGTAAAGTAAATATAAATTCAATACAAGAATATTTTAAAGAACTTCCAACATCAACTAATTTTGAATTAATTGCTATTGCTTTAAATATTCCAAAAGATAAATTAACTTTAAAAATTGCAGACTTTAAAAAAACTTCTAAAATTGATTATCTTAACTTTAACGAATTTTGTAACCATTTTAAGAACTGGGCCAATAAAAATAATTCATCTAACCTAAAACTAAAAACTTCATTCAAATGATTCCAGCAAATACAAAATTAGAAGGTCAATTCCTCGGAGGATTATTAATTAATTCAAGTGAATTTAAGTATATTCAGGAACTATTTCACGAAGAACTGTTTTACGATGAAAAAAACCAATTAATTGCTAAAGCTATTTTAAGCTTAAATAACGCATCAAAAACTATCGACCTTATAAATGTATCAAACGAGTTAGAAAGTACGCTTAAAATCAATCCTATTAGCTTTTACGACCTATCTTTGCTTACTAATGATGCTATACTAAATAGGTTCGATGAGAAAATACTTATTTTAAGCGAATTTTACATTAAAAGAAAAATGATGTTTAAGCTTTCAGAACTGTTAGAAAAAACCCAAGAATCAACAAGTGATGTTTTTGAACTTTTAGCAGATAACGAAAAAAATACAAATGAGATATTTAACAAAATTTCTATTAGCAAAACTTTTACAGCTTTGGATTGTGCTATTGAAATGGACCAGCATTTAGTTAAAATAGATAAGTTAGTTGATGGGGAGTTAATCGGTTGTGATACTGGTTTTAGTGAACTTAACAAACTTACTTCGGGTTGGCAAAATAGTGATTTAATTATATTAGCAGCAAGACCTGGAATGGGCAAAACTTCATTAATGCTTAACTTTGTTAATTCGGTTTTAAATCAAAATAAGTCGGTATTAGTATTTAGTTTAGAAATGTCAAAACTTCAACTATATGCAAGGATGTGTTCACAAATAACTAGCATTCCACTTTATAAATTTTTAAAAGAAAAAATGAATCCTTATGAGAAAGAACTTTATAAAAATGAGACTTTTAAGTTATCGAACTCACAATTATTTATTGAAGATAAAAGCGGTATTAGTATAAATTTTATTAAAGTAAAGGCACGAAAGTTAAAAAGAGATAAAGATATTAGCATGATAGTTATTGACTACATTGGACTTATTGACAAAGGTAATAATAACAAAAGTACCAACGATCAAGTTGCTGAAATATCGGGAGCATTAAAAGGATTAGCAAAAGAATTAAACATACCGATTATTTTATTAAGTCAATTAAGTAGGGAAGTTGAAAAGCTAAATGATAAACGACCAATGCTATCACATTTAAGAGATTCGGGAGCTATTGAACAGGACGCAGATATGGTTATGTTTATTTATCGACCTGAGTATTATGGTATAATGGATGATGGAGCTGGGAACTCAACTATTGGCAAGGCAGAATTGATTGTTGCTAAACATAGGAATGGAGCATTAAGCGATATAATTGTTAACTTTAACGGCAACTGTACAAACTTTTATTAACGTGCCGCAGCTATACGAAGGGCGGGAATTTAAAAACGAAATTTTAATATGATGCAGAAAACTTTATTTGAAAACGAAAATTTGATTGAACCACTAAACCCCGCCTTTTGTATAGGTGCTGTTAGCGGCAGTACGGGCAAAACTTACAGGGCTATTCGCCACGATGTAACAAGGGCAAAGCAAAAGCAAAACGCTGATGAAGTTCACCATCCTGACGAAAAGATTAACCAAATTAGAAAGGTTTTATCGGGCATTGATTTAAGTATTTTAGAGTTGTTTTCGGGTAACGGAAATTGCACAAAAATATATTCTGATTATGGAGAAGTATTAGCCTTTGAGAAAAAAGGAACAGTCTATAATTCATTAGTTGAAAACGTAAAGAACTGTATGCTTGTGCAGTGCAATAAAGCCGATAGCTTTTTAGAATTTCATAGGCTAATATTTCTAAAGCAAAAATTTGATGTGGTGGATTTAGACCCTTATGGATTTCCAAACAGATTTTTTCCTGATATATTTTTGCTTATTGATAAAGGAATATTATTTGTAACAATGCCAAAACCTTACGTAAATATTTTGAATGGAATAACCGCAGCACATTTAATAAGCTACTATGGTGAACAAAACCCAAATGAACAAACAATTATAGAACGGATTGCATTGTGGGGGTTATGCCATTGGAGAAAAGTAGAATTGATTGATAGTATAGATTGTAAAAGCGTTTGGCGGTTTGCTTTTGCTGTTGAAAAGGTAAAGGCTACTGATTACACAGGTGTCCGTAATAGGTAGGATGTAGTATTGCCGCTAACTACTTGATAAAACTAATAAATGTAACTCAAATATGAAACAACTAACTAAAAGTAAAACAATTAGGTTTACCGAAACGCAAATGAATAGTTTAAACATTTTACAAAATTATGGAGTTAATATAAATCAATTTGTTAGATTAGCTGTTAAAGAAAAATTACAAAAAGACTGGAAAGAAATTAAAGAAAAAAAAGAAAAAATTAAATATCCTTTTTAATGAATAAGAAAATTAAAGTTAAATATTTAAAATTAGGCAGAGAGAATATTTGGGGACTGGCTCATTGTGGACTTAATCTTATCGAACTTGACATACGATTAAAAGGTAAAAAGCACCTAGAAATATTAACTCATGAAAGTTTACACATATTACTTCCTGAACTGGAAGAAGATGATATTGTAAAACTCAGCGTAATATTAACAAAAACTTTATGGTCGGAAGGATATCGGAAAATAGATAACAATAATGATATGCAATTACAAGATGGTAGTAAGTAATATAATCCA